ACCCGGTTCGAGTTCTACGAGGAGCGGATCGGGATCCTGCAGGCCGTCGAGCCGCGGCTGCTCGGCGTCGAGGTCGCCTACGGCGGATACGCCGCGTTCGACTTCCTGAACAAGAAGGCGTTCTGCAAGCTCACCGCAGCAGCGGCCCCTTAATCACCGCCCGCGTGGAAGTGGGCAGTAGTGCCGGCGACATTCCTGCCTACGCGGGCGACGAAGCTGCCGCGTACGACCCCGGTGCGCACACCGTGGCCGAGGTGCAGGACTACGTGACCGCCAACCCCGGGCAGGCGCAGACGGTGCGGGATGCGGAGGCGGCCGGCAAGAACCGCTCCACGCTGCTCACCTGGCTGGACGGGGTGATCGCCGGATGAGCGTGAACGTCACTCCCGAGCAGGCCCGCGCCTGGGTAGGTGTGTCAGCCGAGCTGCTCCCCGACGACCAGTTCCAGGTCATCTTCGACGGGGAGAAGGCCGACCAGGCGAAGCAGTGCCGGATCGACCCGGACCTCGTCCAGCCGTCGCTGGACGAAGCCCTGCTGCGCCGGGTGGCCCGCGCGGTCGAGGCGAAAGGGCTGCCGCTCGGGGTGATCGGCGACGGCGGCGAATTCGGGCCGGTCCGGCTCGCCTACGACTCGGAGCTGTCCCGCCTCGAGGGGCCGTGGCGGAAGTTCGTGTTCGGATGAGCACGCCGATGCTGCGTCGCGGCTGGCCCACCGCGGTGGGCCGGGACAGCATCGCTGCCGCCCTGACCGGGGTGGACGGGCTGCAGGGCGTGCCGTACCGGCCGTCCACCCTCGCGCCGGGGATGGCGTGGCCGGCCGCGTCGACCCGGCGGCGGATCAACAGCTGCGCTGCCAGCGTCACCTGGTACGCCTACGTCGCGCTCGCCGCCAACGAGCAGACCGCCGCGGAGATGGCCGACACGATCGAGTGGGCGGTCGAGGACGCGTTGGCAAACCTTGGCAAACACATCGCGACGGACCGGATCACGCTGCCGACTGCGAACGGGTCGAGCAGCTTCTACACGCTACGGATCACCTTCGAAGCCACGAGTGAAAGGCCACGCTAATGCGCGCGCAGGCTAGGGGTCTTCCCGTCACGGATCCAGTGACACGACCGGCACCGCGGCTGATACCGCTCGACACGCAGGCTGTACCTACGCGCCTTGGCATCAACCCGCTCATCCGGATCGGATCCGTCGTAGGACCAGTCATCCGCGGGCTTGCCGCAATCAGCGCAGGGTCGCGCGGATGCCTTCCCACGCGATCGGTAGATGCGCTTGTGAGCAGCGTCGTAACCGGATGGTCCGGACCGCACTGCGATATCCGCGCGGACGTCATCGACCCGCCGCCACCGCTGGTAATGGGTGTGACACCAGCCCCGCGCGTAGTGGGGCCGATCGCATCCGTCGACCGTGCAAGCGACGGCTGCCTGTCGGGGCGGGCCGGGCTTGAGGACCACGCGAGGATCTCCGTGGACCCACCACCGGAAGTAGTGCCGCTGGCACCAGCCGCGGCGCACAGCTGCGCGGTCGCAGCCGTCGATGCTGCACGTAGCGTTACTCATGTTCGGACCGCCCAAGTTCGGTTCGGACAGGCCCGGCACCGTTCACGCGGTGTCCGGGCCGCTTTTGTCTCCCACAGTAGAAGGGCGGCCTGACCATGTCATTCCGGGAGAGCAGGCTCAAGGACGGCACGCTGAGCCTCGGTCCCACGGGGACTGGAAACATCGACGTCAGTTGCCAGATCACCAACGCGGTGGTCAAGACCGCGTACACCGATGACGGTGACCCGGTCACGGTGCTGTGCGGCACGACCGTCCCGGCCGGGCAGAAGGTCGACGGCCGCACCCTGGACGGCACCATCGTGCAGGACTTCGACTTCCAGGAGACCGACGGCGGGGTGATCGACTATCTGTGGAACCACGAGCTGGAGATCGTCGATTTCTCCTTCGTCCCGAACACGGTCGGCGCGCCGACCATCACCGGGCAGGTTCAGCTCACGATCCCGGAGGAGACCTACGGCGGCGACGTGGAGACGCGGCTGACGTCGGACTTCTCGTTCAAGATCCAGGGCGAGGTGGATCGGGCTTACGCGGGCGGTGGTGCCGGGCTGTCGGCCGACGCAGAGTCCGGGCAGGCCGAGCAGGAGCCGGCCGCGGCGGGAGCCTGATGGCCGACCGGGGCACGGTCGTCAAGGTCGAGGGGCTGGCCGCGTTCCGCCGTTCGCTGAAACAGGCCGGGGCGGACATGGCCGACATGAAGACGGCCAACCAGGCGGCGGCGCAGACCGTGGCCCGAGCCGGGTCGGCGCGGGCGCCGCGCCGCTCGGGTCAACTGTCCGGGTCGCTGCGCCCGGCCCGGCAGCTCGCCCGGGCCCGGGTCACCTCGTCGCTGCCATACGCCGGGGTCATCCACTGGGGCTTTCCGCAGCACAACATCGACGCCAACGAGTTCCTGCTCGAGGCGGCGACCGAGACGCAGCCGGAATGGCTCAGCGAGTACGAGCGGGACCTGCAGAAGATCGCCAACACCGTCCACGGAGCGTGACCGCATGCCGAAGAACACCACCGCCGCACACCTGACGATGACCCTCGACGGGGAGAAGTTCGAGATCGTGACCAAGCCTGCGGACCTGGTCGCCGCCGAGCATGCGATGCGCCGGGAGAAGATCCCGAACCCGACCGAGAACGCGCCGATCCTGATGCAGACCAAGCTCGCGTTCGCGGCGTTCGGCCGCGTGCATCCGGAGCATCCGGTGGCGCGGGACTGGCCGAAGTTCCTGGCCGCGCTCGACGACCTCGCCGAGGACAGCGACGACGAGGACGAGCAGGAACCGGATCCGCTGGACCCTACCCAGCCGGCGGGTACGTCGAGCTGGCCGTGACAGCCGCCGTCGGGTCCGGCGCCGGCATGCCGTACGCGGTGCTGGTCAAGGACCCGGCGCTGATCGGCACCACGATCCGGGTACTCGAGCAGCTCGCCGAAGCACGCAAGAAGGGATAACCGACGTGGCCGCGACGCTGGTGTTGGACATCATCACCAACGCGTCCAAGGCTGTGTCCGGGATCAAGGAGATCGACTCCGCGGCCGGCAAAGCCGGGCAGTCGGTGGAGAAGTCCGGGTCGAAGTTCGGTGGGTTCGCGAAGGCGGCCGGGCTGGCGATCGGGGGCGCCGCGCTCGGCGGCGTGATCAAGATGTTCAAGACCGGCGTCGACGAGCAGAAAGACTTCCTGTCCGGGCAGGCGCAGCTCGCGAACGGGATCAAGTCCACCGGCAACGCCGCCCATGTCAGTGTCGGCGGGCTCGAGGACCTCGCGAGCTCGATCCAGAACTACTCCGGGCAGACCGATGACTCGATCGTCGCCTCGGAGAAGCTGCTGCTCACCTTCACCGGGGTCCGCAACGCGGCCGGCAAGAACAACGACATCTTCAACCAGGCCACCAAGATGACCGCGGACATGGCCGCGAAGATGGGCGGCGACGCGTCCAAGTACGCGGTGCAGCTGGGGAAGGCGCTCAACGACCCGGCCAAGGGCGTGTCGAAGCTGACCAAGATCGGGGTCACGTTCACCGACGCGCAGAAGAAGCAGATCGCGGCGATGCAGAAGGCCGGGGACACGGTCGGCGCGCAGAAGGTCATCATGGCCGAGCTGCGTAAGGAGTTCGGCGGGTCGGCGAAGGCGGCCGGGCAGACCCTGCCGGGCCAGATGGCCCGCGCGAAGCGGTCCTTCGAGGATGTGTCCCAGTCATTGGTCGCTTCGTTCATGCCGGCGCTGACCTTGCTGGCGGACATCCTGACCAAGACGGTGATGCCCGCGTTCTCCGCGGTCATCGGGTGGATGACCTCGCACAAGGGTGCGGTGCTCGCGTTCGCCGCCGCGATCGGCGCCGTCTACACCGCGATCAAGGTGGGGCAGGCGTCCGCGGCGCTCGGCCAGGCCGGTGGGCTGGTCGCCTGGATCAAGCAGACCAACCTGGCTGCCGGGGCGACGAAGATCTGGTCCGGGGTCCAGGCCGTGTTCAACGCGATCATGGACGCCAACCCGGTCGCGATCATCGTCCTCGCGCTCGTCGCGCTGGTCGCCGCCCTGGTGCTCGCCTACAAGAAGTCCGCGGCGTTCCGCGCCATCGTGCAGGCCGTGTTCCGCGGGCTCGCTGCCGCCGCCAAGGTCGTGTGGGGCGCGATCGTGAAGGCGTTCCATGGGATCGTCGCTGCGTTCGACTGGATCGTCGACGCGGCCAAGGCCGTGGTCGGCTGGATCAAGTCGCACTGGAAGCTGCTGCTGCTGGCCGTCCTGCTCGGCCCGATCGTCCTGATCGTCAAGCTGATCATCGACCATTTCCAGGCGATCGTGGACTTCTTCAAGAAGATCCCCGGCTGGATCCGGTCCGCGTTGTCCGGCCTGTTCGACATCATCGTCGGCCCGTACAAGCTGGCCTGGCAGTGGATCTCCGGGACGCTGGTGCCGCTGCTGAAGTCCGCGCTCAACGCGGTGCCGGCTGCGATCGGGCGTGCCCTGTCCACCGTCGCCAACCTGATCTACACCCCGTTCAAGCAGGGCTGGGACTGGATCAGCCGTTACGTGGTGACCCCGGTCAAGAACGCGTTCACCGGTACGCCCGCGGCCGTCGCTCGGGCCGTGTCCGGGGTTGCCAACGCGCTCTACACCCCGTTCAAGCAGGGCTGGGACTGGATCAACAGCTATGTGGTGACCCCGGTGAAGAACGCGTTCAGCGGCGTGCTGGCCGCGGTAGGGCGAGCACTGTCGGGCGTCGCCAACGCCATCTACGCACCCTTCAAGCAAGGCTGGGACTGGATCGACCGGTATGTCGTCGGCCCAGTCAAGAACGCGTTCACCGGCATCGTCGGCGCGATCGGGCGCGCTATGTCCGGCGTGGCGGCCGCGATCGAAGCACCGTTCTCCGCGGCCTGGACGTGGATCAAGAAGAACGTCATCGACAAGATCAGCGCCGGGTTCGGTGCGCTCGGCAGCGCGCTCAAGACCCCGATCAACGCGGTGATCCGCGCCTGGAACAACCTGTCGTTCACCATCGGCGGGTTCCGGCTGCCGTTCCCGCCGCACACCAAGTTCCCGTCGGTCACGATCAGCACCCCGAACTTGCCGCTGCTCGAGTCCGGCGCGTACGTCACCCGCGCGACCGCTGCCGTCGTCGGTGAAGGCCGCTCGGCGGAGTTCGTCGCGCCGGAACCGATGCTGCGGCAGGTGATTCGCGACGAGCTCGGCCGCGCCGGCGGCAACGTGTACAACTTCCAGATCCCGCCCACCGCGAACCCCGCCGAAACCGGCCGGGTCATCATCAAGGCAATCCAAGCCTATGAACGGGCCGCCGGAGCCGGGTGGCGATCGGCATGAGCACCCTCGTCGCGGACGGGCAGATCGAGATCGCGGTCGAGCTCGGCGTCGGCCGGTCCGCGCTGGAAGGCGTGTGGGACAGCGCCGTGTGGGACAGCAACGTGTGGACCCAGTCCGACACCAGCCTCGGGGACTGGGTGGACTTCACCTGCGACGTCATCGACGAGAGCCTGTCCACCACGTCCGGCACCGACCAGACCGACGGGGTCGTCACGCACTGGGCGGCGGCAACCTGCTCGATGCGGCTGCTCGGCCCGGCCTGGGACCCGTGGCACGGCCCCTACGCCGGGCTGGCCGGACCGGGGCTGCCGGTGCGGATCCGGTGGCGCCCCGCGACCGGCGTCGCCGCCCTGTCCGGCATCGCCGACGAGCAGCCCGACCCGGAACTCGACGGGTGGCAGTTCGCCTTCGTCGGCGCCGTCGACGACGAGGGATACAACTGGAACCCGGCCACCGACCCGGACCGCTCCTACGCAGCGCTCGCCTGCACCGACGGCACCCGCATCCTCGCCGCGTTCGACGGGCTCGAACAGACCCCGCAAGGCGCGCAGGAAACCGCGTCGGCGCGGGTCACCCGGATCCTGAACACCGCGCTGTGGTCACCGAAACTGCGTGACATCACCGCAGGCGGCGTCACGGTGCAGGCCACCACGCTCGCGGAGAACGCGTGGACGATGCTGCTGCAGGTCGCCGACACCGACCTGGCGCTACTGTGGATCCGCCGCGACGGCTACGTCTGCTACCGCCCGCTCGGCCGGATCACCTCGATGATCGCCGTGGACGCGACCATCGCGGTCTGCCCCGCCGACTCATCGCAGATCCAAATGGTGACGATGGAAGGCGGGCAACCCACCGTCACCCGCAACATCGTGTCCATCTCGAGGCAGGCGCGGGACGAGACCGACACCCCGGTCACGATCACCCGCACCGACGACGAGTCGGTGGCCCGGTTCCTGCCGCACACCTACCAGCGCACCGACCTGATCCACTGGGACGACTCCTGGTCCGGCGTGGTCGCCGACGCGGTCCTCGCCGGGTCCGCGTGGCCGCGGGACGCGCCGCAAACCGTAGAGCTCAACTCCCGCGTCGACCCGCGCGCCGCGCAGCTGCTGCTCGGCCTGGACTTCGACCACCGCATCGCCGTCACCGACGGGATCAAGACCTGGCAGGTCGCGCCGTCCGCGTTCAGCGACGTACAGATCAGCCGGCGGGAGATCACCGGCGTCATCGCGCTGCTGGACATGTCCGCCTGGGCCGCCGGCGCGTGGGACGCAGCGACATGGGACGCCGACCAGTGGGGGTTCATCTAGATGCCGACCGGACGAATCCAGGTCGCCCCCGGCCAGACCATCGTCTCGGCCGGCTGGGGCAACCCGCTGTGGGACCACTCGGTGCAGTGCTTCGCCTCCGCCGCCGACCGGGCCAACCAGTTCCCCGCGCCGCAGCCCGGCGCGGTGTCGTTCACCGAGGACACCCGGACGCTGTGGGTCTACGTCAACGGGGCGTGGGTGCCGGTGCCGACCACGGCCAGCGCGGCGGGCAGCCTGGTGATATCGGTCAGCAACTCCGCCTCCGGCACCGCGACCGTCACCTTCCCCGCCGGCCGGTTCACCAGTCCGCCGAGCGTCGTCGTGGTGTCCAACAGAAGCGACTACTTCGGGTTCATGGGCACGCCGACCGCGGCCAGCACCACCCTCGGCGTGGCGCACCGCGACGGCACCGTCGGCACCAACTCGATCACTGCCTTCTGGCACGCGATGGCGGTGGGATGACCGGGCCGTGAAGCGCGATCAACGCCGTTAGCCAGCGATTGGAGTGTGAGATGTCGACCGTCACCTGCCGCACCGACGGCTGCATGAACGCCGGCATCCCGCTTGAGATGAACCTCGAAATGGACCTCGGCGACGGGCAGATCATCTACGCGGTGCCGGTGTGGTGCGGCCCGTGCGGGCAAGAGATCACCGACATCGACCCACCCCCACCCACCCCTGAGGAGAAGTGATGACCGAACCCACCAGGACCCCGGACCCGGACAACCTGCCCGTCGAGGAATCGTCGCGTGAGCAGCGGGTCGAGGAAGTCTCGGAGAAGGTGCAGCAGTACCCGGCGCCGGGCGACACCGACACCGACGACGAACAGCCCGACGACGGTGACCAGGACGATGACGAGAGCGGCGACGACGCGGACGTCGTGCCCGGATTCCGCGACACCGGCGCGCACGAGCGGCCTGACCCGGCCGAGGATCCGAGCTGACGCTTGTGCCCGGATCCGAACGACACAAGGGGAGGTGATGCAACGTGGAGTACGCACCTCAAGCAATTGAGAACCTGTTCAACACGGTGAAGAAGTCGATCCCGTCCGCGCAGATGGCCGGGATCATCGGGGACCAGGCGCATACCTACGGCTATTGACCACCGGGGTCGGGACTTCGTGTCCAGCTCCGACTACTCCGTCGCCGACTACCCGCAAGACCGCAAAGGCGACGGGCAGGCCGCGTGCGCGCTGGACATCAGCTGGTCCGACGCGTCCGACCAATACACCGTAAGCAAACGGCTATTGAACGCGAAGAACGACGCACGGATGAAGAAAGCCGTCCGCGAGTTCTACGGATCGACTAACGGGGAGGTGGTTTGCGGGTGGGATTACCAAGGTGGCTATGCAGTCACCTCGGATGATTCCCACCTCATATGCCGCCCTGGCATATCCACCTATCAATCCTGAGGCAGTACTCCGGCGACGACACCGCGCTGCAGGCTGTGGCCGCTGTCATCACCGACGGGTCGAGCAGCGGCGACGGAGGAGATGATGACGTGAACGACCAGGACATTCAGAAGATCGCCACCGCCGTCTGGCAATGCGCGATCCGCAACGACGTCACCGGGAAGAACGCCGCCGCATGGGCGTTCCTCAACTCCATCAACAAGGGCGTCCATGACATGCCCGGCAGTGTGTGGAACACGCAGGTCCGCAACGACGTCACCGGCGCCCCGTCACCGGCGTGGGCGTTCCTCACCTCGCTGAATACGCAGGTCAACCGCATCGACGAGAACACCTCCGGGTGACCGGCCGGTGTGCCACTGCTCACCGACACCGAAGCCACCGTCGGGGCGATCATCACCGGCCTGGCCGCGATCATCTCCGCTGCGGGTGGGGTGCTGCTGACGGTGCGCGCCGTCCGGTCGAAAGAACGTAAGGCCGCCGCTGACGAGCTGGACGAGGTGACAGGCGAGCTCGCCGACGAACGCCGGGCACGGATCGAAGCCGAGCACCGGGCGCACGAGTACCACGTGCTGCTCGTCCGCAACGGGATCGACGATGATGTCGCCGACTGATGCCGCGGCGAAGGTGTTCCGCACCGCGTCCGCGGCGTTCATCGCGGCGCTGCTGCTGTTGGCCGGGTCGCTGACCCTGGCGGCGGTGGCGATCACCCCCACCACCCCGGCAGCGTCGGTCACAACGGTGACACCGTCACCCGGCCCGACCGGCCCGGCCGGCCCGGAGGGACCAGCCGGGCCGCAGGGCCCACCAGGACCAGTCGGCGAGCAGGGCAAACCCGGGAAGCGCGGCGCCGCTGGCCCCCAAGGCGTCCAGGGTGTCCAGGGAATCCCGGGTCAGGCCGGTGCGTCGGGAGCGGCAGGCTCACGCGGTCCGCGAGGAAAACGCGGCGCGGCGGGCGCTGCTGGTAGCCCGGGACCGGCCGGTCCACGCGGCTTGCCCGGACCCACCGTTACCGTGACCGCGCCACGCACCTGCCCCGCCGGGTTTGCGCTGGCCACCATCGCCGTGCACCAGCGCGATCCGGAGGGAACACCGACCCTCGCCGTGTGCGTGCAAACAGCGTCAACTAGTCCTTGACGCCGAACCGTTGCTGAGCGGCCTGCTTACTGATCCCCAGCCGAGCACCGATATCCGCCCAGCTGTACCCGTCCGCGCGCAGCCGCGTCACCGCATCCCGCATCAGCTGCTGCCCCTCCTCGAGGGTGGCGGCCAGCATCGGCAACGCGTCGATATCGGAGGAAGCACGCTTGGCCATGGCGCGCAGAATACGGCGGTTGAAACTGGTGTAGTCGGCATTCTCGACCACCGGGCGCGGTGCAACCATCAGAACAGCTTCGGATCGGGTCGTGGTCTGTAGGACCGCTTGCCGCGATGGGACGCCGACTGCGGCGACGCATGCATGAGCGAGTCGAGGCGACGCAGCTCCTCACGCCTCAACTCCAGATCCGCTTCGGCGATCCGGAGCTCCCGCCGATGGGCTGCGGTACGCCGCTGCTCTACTGCTGTGGCGCGGATCCGGGCGACGCGGGCCTGAGCGCGCTCGAGCGCACGTTGCGCCTGCGCGTAGCGGGCAGCCGCACGCTCCATCGTGGCGTCGATCTCGGACTGGTACTCCGGAGTGACAGGATCGGACAGACGCAACTTGTCGACCGGTATCCGATGCTTACGCTTCATCGGGAGCATCGACATCCGATGAAGCGTCGGCGCGCGGGATCCGATATTCATCGGCGCTGCGATGCCGGCGACGTTGCGCACGCTCGAGACGCCGAACCGCCTCGGCGCCCATCTTCTTCCTACTGCCGATCTTGCTATCGTCCAGCGTGATCAGCTGGTCCTCGCTGATCCCGACGGCGGTATTCATCCCGAGCCATGCCATCACCAACTCCAGCCCTTCTCGGCGCGACCAATGATGATCGGCGGCGAAGTGATCGATGGCGCGATGCACGATGCTGGTGAACTGTTCCTCGCGTCGAAGGGCCGCCCGTTCGGCTCGCTGCACATGATCGGTGAGTTCCAGGATCTTGCGGTCTCGGGCGGCGAGCTCCGGGGCCACGCCTTGACGACGCTGCTCAAGTAGAGTGCGGCGTTCCTTGCCCCATTCCAGTTGTACTGATTCGAGTGCATCGCGGAGCCGTTTGATCTCGGCGGCCTGCCCTGCGACTTTGCGTTGGTAGGTCGCGAGATCAGCTTCAAGAACGTCATTGGCACGCCTGCCAGCTGCCGCGACGCCGTGCTTGCCCCTGGCCATCACGCGCCTACCGCATGCAATGGCACTGGCAAGCTTGCGATCGCCGCCTGCAACTGCGCCTCCGTGACCAGCGTGTAGATCGCCGTCGACGCGATCGACCCGTGCCGCAACGCGTCCTGAGCGACGCGGATGTTCCCGCCCGCCAACGTCAGCACATTCGTGCCGTACCAGTGCCGCAGCTGGTGCGCGCTGCCGTCGACACCAGCACGGTGCATCACGGCGCTGATCACCGCCGACACGTTCTTGCTCGTCACCGGAACTGCCGGATCCAGATAGGACGGGAACCACCAGCCGATCTGCGGGAACGCCGAACGCAGCGCCGTGACGACCGGATGCACCGGGATCGCGGCACGGTGTCGACCCTTGCCGATGATCTCAAGCAACCCACTGCGGAAGTCCTGCCCGCGCAGCTTGGCGATCTCGTGCACACGCATCCCCTCATACGCGCCGAGCAGCACCATCGCTCGCGTCCGCCGCCGGTTCACCGTCGCGAGCACCTGGCCCAGCTGCTCAGTCGTGATCGGCCGCGGATACCGCCGTGGCGTGCGCGGCTTCTCAAGCCGATCCATCGGGTTGTCCGAGCGCACGCCCTGGCGGACAAGCCAACTGAACCACGCCTCCAACCCGGAGAAGTAGGTCAGCACCGTCCCGTCCGCGAAGCTCGGGTTGTCGAGGAACCGTGCGATGTCGTGCCAGTCCGCAGTGACCGGGTCAACGGACTGGCGGCGTGCCAGCAGCCGGACGATGCGGCTGCGAGCGTCGATGGTGCGCGGTGAGCGGCGTGTCTGCGCGAGCTCCCACTCGTCCAATGCGGGGATGTCCATACCAGGAGGTACGAGACGCAGATGTCGAGCGGGCGGCATCAGGCCGAGAGCTTCACTGAGCTGCGGCGTCTGCCGGCCGGGAAGTTGATGACTTTCGCAGAGCGGGACTCTGGATTAAAAGTCCGCAGCTCTGCCAATTGAGCTAGAGGCCCGTTCGGCGGCCCGAAGCGGCCGCCGAGCCCATCGTAGAGATCCCCGACGCTGACCCCGAAGTGGTCCGCGATGGCCGCTACCTCGGGTGCCTTGAAGCTGCGGATGCCTCTGATCCGTTCGTACAGGGCCGATTTGGTCATGTTGCAACTCACCGCGACGCGCTCGATCGATTGGTCGCGTCCGGATGCGAGGGCGCGCACGGTAGCGGCGATGACCCGATCGGTCTCGCTCGGAAAGTCGAGGATCTTCATCGCCCGTCCCATAGCCAGGGACTCTACGGGTTAGCCAAGACATTTGCCAACTACTCGGAAGATAACTTGGCTCAGCCTCGTATTAGACGTTGTATTTTCCGAATAGTTGGCCTACGTTCCGACTCATGCCAACAGCTACGAGCGCCAACCAGAAGCTGGCGACCGCGCTGCTCAAGCAGGACGTCGTCGACTTCATCGCCGAACGACGCCCCGACCGCAGCTGGCGCGTCATCGCCCGCGACATCTACGAAGCCACCAAGGGCCAGGTCGACGTCACACCGCAGACCGTCATCAACTGGTACAGCGAGGCCGGCCAGTGAGCGGCCCGGTCCGCGACCTGTTCCCGATCGCCCCGTCGCCGTACACGTGGCCTCGGTACGAGGCCGCGATCGAGGAGATCGAGCGGCAAGGAGTGTTCACCCGCCGCACGGTCGCCGCCGAACTGATCGCAAGCAGGGTGGGGCACCCGTACTCGACCGCGAACGTCGCGATCGGCGTTCTGCGCGCGGCTGGGCTCGTCAGGCAGATGTCGCCGCTGGGTGGCAAGCCGCAGGTGTTCGCGACCGTTGACGCTCTGCTCGGCGAGCGGGCGTCCGCGTGACCGGGCCGTCGCCGCAGTACCTGTCCCGGTCAGCCGCGGCCGAGGCTGCTGCCGCGGGTGACCTGGGCGCGCAGACTGTCCACCTCCTGGACCAGATCAGCGATCGCATCCGCGAGCTCGAAGCACTGCACCTGCAGCTTGCGGACCGCATCCTCGGGCCGGTCACGTTCGGTCGGTACCGAGACCAGGCTGCTGGCGGGGACGTCGACCAGGCTGGCGATTCTGGCCTGGATGTTCCGCTGTCGGTTAGGCATGAGGACTCCTTTTCGGTTGTGCCAGGCGCGGCAACGCCTGGGTTGAACGCGACCGTAGGGGAAGAGGGTGACACTCGCGGCGCCTTGGACTCCGGCACCGCGGGTGTCCCCGCGGCCGAGGCGTCCGCGTGACGGCGTTGCTCGCGGCCGCGACCGGCGCATTGCTCGGGTTCGCCGCCGCCTTCCTCCTCGCCGCGCTCGGGTTCCGGATCATCCGCACCGCCCGGCGGCGAGCGGCACGGTGACCGCGCTACTGCTCGGCCTGGCCGCCCTCGCCATCGCCCTATGCGTGGCGTGGCGCGCAACCACCTACGCCCGCGACCGCAGAGACGCGGCATGGGCCGACGACTGGATCACCCAGTTGCGCGCGATGCGCGGCGCCGCACACTGGCCGGCCGGTGACGACGACCTCGACGACCGAGCCGCGCAAGCCGAAGCGCTCACTGCCGGCGACCTCGACCGGCGGCGCCTCGACGCGGCAGTACGGCGGCATCCGGCCGGTGGTCAGCGGTGACCACACCGATGCGGGTGGCCGACGTCCGGTTCATCGCCGAGCTGTATCCGCGGCTGCGTCCGTCCGATGATGCGATCGCCCGCTACCAGGACGTGCTCGACTGGGGACCACGCGTCCGCGCGCTGCTGGCCGGTCATCTGACAAGGGCACGGTGGGCACCGGACATCGCCGCTCGGCGCCGCTTCGCAGCGCGCGACGTGCTGGTGTTCATCGACGCCAAGGCCGGTCAGCGGTGGAAAGACACCGGCAACCACGACGTCGAGCTGGCAGCCGCGGATGCGGCCGAAGCATGGGCCGATTTCAGCCAGTGCCCGGTGTGGTTCGTCTTCGCTGACCGCACCGTCACCACACCCGACCGGATCCGCACGGCCGGCGCTCAGGGCAAGTTCCGCGGCAACGGATCCGGCACCCCGTTCGTGCTGATCAGCCGCGACATCTGCGAACCATTCGACGCGATCTTCGGGATGAGAGAGACGACGTGACTGAGATTGTGCAGCGTCCGGCGGGTGTGCTCGCCGTCCGCGAAGACCAGAACTACTGGACCCCGGACCAACTGGCCGCGCTCAAAGCGCTCGGCGTCGACGAGTCCGTGACCGCCGCGGATCTGCGCGTCTATCTCACCTTCTGCCAGCGGGTCCGGCTGGACCCGTTCGCGAAACAGTGTTTCCTGCTCCGGTTCGCCGGGAAGTGGCAGGCGGTCACCGCCCGGGACGGGTTGCGGGTCATCGCGGAACGCACCGGGGAGTACCGGGGCCGCACCCAACCGGAATGGCTCGGCCGCGACGGTGTGTGGCGTGACGTGTGGACCGAGGCGGACGAGCCGCCGGTAGCGGCGCGGATCGGGGTGCGGCGCGCCGGGTGGGACGAACCGGTGTACGGGATCGCGATGTGGGCTGAGCGGGCCCGCTACGACCGCAAGGGCAAGCTGATGCAGACGTGGCAGGACATGCCGGCGTTGATGCTGGCGAAGGTCGCCGAGGCCGACGCGTTGCGTGCCACGTTCCCGCAGGACCTGGCTTCGACGCATTCGATTGATGAGATGCCGGCGCCGGACCGGATCGTCGACCAGGGTCCGGCGCCGTTGACGCTGCAGGAGCTGCACGGGGCGGCGATTACCGCGGTGTCGGTGGCCGAGATGCAGCTGACCTGGCGTGAAGCGGCCCGGGCGAAGCTGCTCGACGCGGACGTCACCGATGTCGAGACCGGTGAGGTGATGCAGCTGGGTGGGTTCATGCAGCGTCGGGTGCATGACCTGCAGGCCGCTGAGATCGACCGCGAGATCGACCCTGACACGTCCCCCGACGAGGACGCGGATCCGCCGGCGGACGCCGTCCCCGCGGCACCCCAGCCGCCGGCGGATCCGCCCACCACCGACGCTGACGACGAGCGGCGCCGGCAGGCCGCGAATGACGGCGAGCTGGACAACCGCGGCACCGATCAGGAGATCCGCGACGCGGAGATCGTCGACAAGGACATCCCGTCCGATGGCTGAGTACTGGTGGGGTGACCCGGATCCGGAGACGGTGTGCCCGTCCTGCCACGCCCGGGGCGACCACACCCCCGGGTGCCGGCTGTGGATGCTGTGGACAACGAGTGGGGTCCGTCCACAGGACGAGTACGCGTACGTGTGGGGTGAACCGCGGTTCGGGTGGGAGCCGCGGGAGGTCGGGTCGTGACCGCGGAGGCGCGCCGCGAGATCGGCGAGTACCTGGCCGGGTTGCTGTCGGTCGCGGAGATTCAGGCGATGCTGGAACGCCGCCAGCAGCTGCTCGACGCCTACCAGCTCGGTGACTCACCGACCCAGACCGAGATACGGGAGTTCGCGCACGACCTGGCTGAGCTGGCTGCGGACAACCAGGAGCTGCGGCGCCGGATGGGGTTGGCGGTGTCGGTGCTGACCGGCCGTGCGGCCGGCGGCGACCGTGCCTAACCCGCAGTACCGATCGGGGAACCAGTTCGAGCGCCGCGTTGCCGAGCAGCTGCGCGGCGACGGTTACGTCGTGTATCAGACCCGGGGTTCCAAGAGCGTGGCGGATCTTGTCGCGTTCAAACCCGGGCAGGTGCTGCTCGTCCAAGCCAAGTCCGGGGCGACTCGGATCTCCGGCACCGAGTGGAATCTGCTGCTCGAGCTGGCGCGCCGCGCCGGCGCCGTCCCGCTGCTCGCCGACCGCACCGGACCCGCGCTGCGGCGTATCCGCTATCAGCGGCTCACCGGCCCGCACACCCCGCACTCACGGTCCTGGCCGTGCGAGCCGTGGACGCCGGATGAGGTGGCGTCGTGATGCTGGTGTGGCTGGCTGTCACCGGGCTCGCGGCCGGCTACGCCGGGCTGTTCTGGCTGATCATCGCCGACGAGCGGGAGCAACGCCGCAAGGAGCGGCGCCGATGAACGTGACCCGCTGCCGATCCTGCGGGCAGAAGGTGATCTGGGCGGTCACCGAGCGTGGCAAGCACATGCCCGTCGACGCCGAGCCGCACCCGGCCGGGAACATCACCCTGATCCCGCGGCCCGACGGCGGCGCGACCGCGCACGTGCTGCAGAAGTTCGAGTCCGCCGGCGGCGAGCTGTACCGCTCCCATTTCGTCATCTGCCCGAACGCGTCCGACTGGCGACGGAAGGACACGCCATGACCGCAAGCCCGATCGAACACCCGGACTGCCGCTGCGGGCACAGCCACGAGCAGCACGCCGCGCTGTCGCCGCAGTGCTCCGCGGCCCGATGCGAATGCCTGCGCTACCAGCCGGCGCAGCATGTCGTGCCAGCGGTGAGCGCGCCGATCGGTGTCCAACTCGTCCACGCCGCGCCGGCCAAGCCGCCGACACCGACCAGCTCCGGGCCGACGATCGACCAGATCCTCGCTGCCGGGAGGCGATCGCAGTTCAAACGCACCGTCGCTCTCGCCGAGAAGATCGCCGCCGAACTCAGAGACCTGCGCGGCCGCCTCGTCGAAGAACGTGCGATCGCGGAGGCTGACCGCGCCCAGGCCGAGGCCCGCGCCAAGGCCCTCGCCGAGATCGCCGAGCTCGAGAAGAAGCTCGCCGCCGCCAAAGCCAAGCTGAAAGACACCCGCCACGCCGCCGGTCTGCCCGGCGGGGAACGCACCGCCGGCGCCGGCGCCTGCCCCGACTGCGGCGAGCTGTTCGACACCGCGCAACGTCTCGGCGTGCACCGCCGCTGGAAACACGACTACCGCAAGAACACAGCGTCATGACCCGGGTGCTGCGCATCGACGTCGACGGGGTAGCCAGCATGCACAACCCCGCCCCGGGTGACCTGCGCGCCTGGCAGGACCTGGTCGGCGGGTTCGTCGAGCTCATCTTCGGCCCGGGCTGGTACGGCTATGTCAACGAGGACGGCATCCACGAGCGGCTGGCGCCCAACCCGGTCGCGTCGATCCTGGTCCGCAACACCGGCGGCCTCGGCTACGGCGTCCTCGTCGGCCCGGTGCTGTTCTTCGGCCCCGCCGATGAGGACGGCGAGCCGACTGACCTGCCGGAGTTCCTGCTGGTCGACGCCGCGGTGCTGCTCGCCGCATCCGGCGCCGTCATCCCGGACGGCGCGTCATGACCGACACCGAACGCCTGCGGGCAGTGGCGATCGTGTACCGCGAGCACTACCAGCCCACGACCGAAACCGCCGCTCTCGCTGACCTGTTCGACGGCATCGCGGAACGGCACACGCCCGTTGACGTGATCCGCGACGGCCAGTCGATAGAGGAGTGCGCGCTGGATATGTGGCTCTGGCCGTGTCCTGACGTGCGTGCCGGACTCGCCGTCGCCGACGCGCTAGGGATCGAACGATGACGGGCTCCCAGGTCGAGCGGTGCGCGGTCTTCGTCTACGAGGCCGCGCGGTTGCAGGCGATCGCCGTCGACGCGCCGATCGTGCCCGAACCGTGGCCGGAGCGGGACGAGGCGTTCCGCGCCCAGTTCCTCGACGTGATCGCGATGATGTGCGGCCCGGACCGCAAGTCCGCACCGGAGGAATTGCACGACGACTGGGTGCGCGCCTACGAGGCGATGGGCTGGCGATTCGGCTGGGTGCGTGACCCGGTCGCCAAGACGCACCCGGACATGGTGCCGTTCGATCAATTGGGCTGGCGCGAGCAGAACAAGGACGCGGTGTTCGTCGCGCTCTGCGAGATCGCCCGCCAATGGATCGCTGACGCGCTGGGGATCGAGCCATGAGCGAACACCACCGCACAGCGCTGCGCCACCACTGCCGCCTCGCGATCGAAACCATGCACCCCCGGTTCTCCTGGGTGGACAAGCGGCTCGGGTTCAGCGTCGTGCTCACCGTGAACTCGGGTTACGAATGAATCGAAGCCGGATATGGCGGGCCGGTCTGGCACGTCTCGACAGCACCACGACGGATCCCGCTCGGCCCGGCCGTGCTCGAGCAGCACGCCCGCGCCATCCTGCACGGCTACGGCGACCCGTCGCTCGGCGAATGGACCGAGTGGACCGGTGCCGCATTCCACCTGCGCCGCCGGCTCACCCCGGCCGAAGCACGCCCCGTCGGAGAAGTCCGCGACATCCGCCGCAGCGCCGAGGCACACCGCCGCGCCGCCACGCTCGGCCCGCTGCTACGGCTCGCCCCACCCGAAGCCCTCGCCGACGAGCTCGGCACCTGACCCGGAAAGGACCACCGTGAGCCTGCCGCTGTTCGAAGACCAACCCGTCGACCGCGCCACCGTCCGCATCACCCGCGCCGGCGACGGACTATCCGAAGCACTCAAGATCCGGCCGAAGGCACTGCACATCGGCGATGAGTGCTACTACCTGCTCCGCGGCACCGTCACCCAAGTCACCCACCGCGAGAAGGACGACGAGATCACCCGGCTGCACACCGTCGAAGCCCAACAGATCACCGAAGTCGACGGCAAAACCGCCACGAAGATGCTCGCCGCCGCCGCGCGCCAGCTCGACCAGGACCGGCAGATCGACGGGCAAGAGGAACTGCCCGACGACGCATGACCCGGATCAGTGACCGGCTGCTCGTGCAACGCGTCGACCACCTCATCGTCATCATCGACGAATCCGCCGGCACCGAAATCGAGTTCCCCGTCAACCTCACCCCGATGGTGCTGCGCGCCCTCGCCTACCTCGCCACCGACCCCGAACCGCCTCCATGAAAGGACCGGCAAACCATGCCGCTGCCGTGGGTCCGCCTGGACACCAACTGGTACCACAACGCGAAGTTCGCGGAGCTCATGCATCACCGCAAGCACGCAGCGATCAGCCTCTACATGGCCGGGCTCGCATGGTGCGGCGCACACGAGCTGGGCGGGTTCGTGCCGGTGTCGGTGCTGCGGATCCTCGGCGGCACCACCCGCGACGCGGAAGCCCTCGTCGACGCCGAGCTGTGGCACAAGCGCGACGACGGGTGGGAGATCCACGGCTGGGCCGAGTTCCAGCAGGACGGCATCGAAGCACAAGAGAGACGATCGAACGCGGCACGGCGCAACGCACTCAAACGATGGAACCCCGACCCATGACCGACGTGCTGTCGCATGTGCCAATCGGATGCTGTAGCAGATGCCGTCGCATATGCCGATCGATGCACGGACGGACGGACGGACGGACTGACGGACGAATACTCACCTTGAGAGATCTTCCTAGCTACCAGCACGCGCGACACGCGCGCGGAAGGATCCCCATCCGATGATCACCGACGACCTCAACGTCGGCGAGCAGATCACCCTGCTCATGCTCGACATCGCCACCGCCGTCGAGCGATGGGCACAGACGCCACGCCCGCGCAGCGACGCCGCCGCCCTCGCCGAGATCCTCGACTCCCACGCCACCGCGCTGCACAACCTCGCGAGCGCGCTCGCCGCCGCCACGAAGCGGAAGGACCGCCCCCGATGACCGAGCACCGGCCCGCCATGCGCATCGACATCCGCCGCGCCACCGCACCCGACGGACACCCCGCCGTCCTCATCCAATTCGACGACTACCACGTCCTGCTCTGGGCACCCGACGCCATCGAGATCGCGCAGACCGTCACCGAGATCGCCCGCGGCATCCTCGCGCAACGATGGAACTGACCACCACACAGGCGGCGCAGGGTAACCCCGCCCGCCGACAACGGCGCTACGCTAACCCCGTCGTGGCCACGGCACCCCCCGGCGTCAGCCTGCCCGGAAGGTCAACCCGTGACCAGCAGCCTCACCCCACGCGGCAGCACCCGCCGCTGGCGCAGCATCGTCGCCGCCGTCACCCGCCAAGTCCACACCGACCACGCCGCCGGCAGACCCGTCACCTGCCCCTACTGCAACCAGCCCATCCGCCCCGGCCAACGGTTCGACGTCGACCACGCCATCCCCCGCATCCACGGCGGCACCGACCTGCACCTACGCCCCGCCCACACCTCCTGCAACCGAGCCGCCGGCGCCACCACCCGCCGCCCCCGCACCGCCGCCCCGTCCCGCCCCTGGTGAGTTATGACCGAGCCTGAGCAACTGGATCTGTTCGCACCCGAAGCGACCCCGATCAGCAGCGCACCCCGTTGCCCCATGTGCGAACGTCCGCGGCGTCGACTCCGCGGTACCCACGATTACGCCCGCTACTGCGCCGGCTCCACGTGTGCCAACCCCACTCGGCTGTGCCAATCCTGCGGCAAGAGCTTCACCGTCGGAGTCAATGGGGCGGGCACCAAGTACTGCTCGGCTGACTGCAAACGCATCGGCTACACCGTGCGCCCTGAGGGAACGCTTCCGCTGTGCGCGTGGTGCGGAACTACCGCGCCTCACCCCGCGCGTGGCGGACGGGTCTGGCCCTACATCTGCAACCGCTGCACCGAATCCATCCGTCACCTACTCACCAGACTCAAGGATCATCACGTCCCACACGAACGCGCCAGGCGACTGCTCACCGATCCGGGCTGCGAGATCTGCGGTATCGACATCGTGGCCAAGCGCCGTGACCCAACCACCCAGAAGGTCCGCGCGCTGCTCGTCGTTGATCACGATCACGACTGCTGCCCCGGCCTAACAAGCTGCGGCCAGTGTGTGCGCGGACTGATCTGCACGCTGTGCAACAGCGCCCTCGGGATGGCCCGGAACGACCCCGCCATACTCACCGCCATGATCACCTACCTCGGGGTATACGGCCCCGAGGAGGACACATGATCAATAGGGGCCGGTTTTTTGGAGCGCGACCCGCGAGCGGACACCCCGACTGTGTCCGTCTCTCTCTCCGCGGAATCCGGCCGGATCAGCCGCGGCCGGCGCGTATCGGCGGGGATCGCGGATGATCGCCGCGTCCCGGCCGGAGCTGGCGCGTTTCCGCACCGCGGGTGTGGGCGCGATGCCCGCTTCGGCGACCTGGCCGCGGCTGATGACCGGGCCGCATCCGCGCGCGGTCGGCTCCTATGGTCCGGCGGCGATGCGCTGGGCGATGCGGCACCGCATGCACGCGGGACGGGTCCGTTCGTCGCGCTGGTGGCAGCGGCTGGCGCTGGGCCGCGCGCTCGAGCACGACGAGACCGGGGCGCTGGTGTGGCGGACGGTGATCGTGTCCGGGCCCCGTCAGATCGGCAAGAGCGTGTTCGAGCGGGTGGGCTGCTCGTGGCGGCTGCATCAGGCCGACCGGTTCGGTGAGCCGCAGACGGTGCTGCATGTGGCGCACAAGCTGGACGCGGCGCGGGAGGTGTGGACTCCGGCGGCGCGGTGGGCGGCCGGGCAATACGGCCGGGGCGCGGTGCGCTGGGCCAACGGCGAGCAGCAGATCGAGCTGAATGACTGGTCCCGCTGGCTGATCCAGGCCGCGAACGACGGCGCCGGCGTGTCCTACGCCTTGACGAAGGTCTTGGTGGATGAGGCGTGGCGGGTGGCGCGCGGCATCGTCGACAACGGGCTGGTGCCGACGATGGCGGAGTCTCGGTCGCCGCAGCTGTGGCTGGTGTCGACTGCGGGCACGTCGACGTCGGATCTGATGGCGATGAACCGGGCGTTGGCGTTGGCGACCGAGCAGCCGGGCGAGCACGACAACGTGCTGCTGATCGAGTGGTCGGCGCCGCCGGACCCGGACCTGGACATCGGTGACCCGGCCGTGTGGCGGGCGGCGACGCCGCATTGGGACGCTACCCGCGAAGCCGCGGTCGCTGACGCGTGGCGCAAGGTCCATGACGAGGACGGGGAGCTGGCGTTCCGGCAGCAGTGGCTCAACCAGTGGGTGCCGTCGCTGACCCGGCCGGTGTTCGACCCGGAGGTCTGGGCGCGGTTGTCGACGCCGAAGCATGCGCCGTCCGGGCGGCTCGGCCTCGGCCTGGATGTGGCGGCGGACCGGTCCCATGCGACGGTGGTCGCGTTCGGCGCGAACGGCGTGTTCGAGGTGCTGGAGGACCGGGCGGGTGCGTCGTGGTGCGCGGCGCGGCTGCTCGAGCTGGCCGTTGCGCAGCCGGTGGCCGGGATCGGGATCGACGGGACGGGTCCTGCCCGGTCGGTCGCGGACGAGCTCGCCGGCCTGGTCGACGAGGACAAGCTGCAGGTGCTGACCGGGCGGGAGATGGCCGCCGCGTCCGGTCAGCTGTACGACCGGATCAACGCGGATCCGCCGCGGGTGCGGGCCCGTCAGCATGCCGCGCTTGACGGTGCGGTGACGACAGCGCGGTGGCGTAACTACGGGCAGGCGCGGGTGTGGGAGCGGACAGCCGCGTCGGTGCCGCTGCTGGCGGGCACGGCGGCGATGTGGGCGGGCGAGCATGCGCCGGCCGAGCCGGCCCGGTTCGTGATCCGGTGACGGGAGGCGGTTGATGACGACAGCGGTTGCGGGTCCGGTCGGGCGGATCGGGCGGTTGAGCTCGCTGGATGCGTTCCTGGCCGGGCCGCTGGTGTGGGATGCGGTGTCGGTGCGGCGCATCCCCGGGATCGGCCGGGCGTTGGCGATCTACGGCGGGATGCTCAAGCAGGCGCCGCTGGACGCGTGGCGCGGCGTGACCGCGTTGCCGCGGCCCAGGTTGCTGGACCGCCCCGATCCGGACAACGCCCGGTCGTGGTTCGTGCAGAACAGCGTCGAGGACTACTGGCTCAACGGCAACGCGATCGCGAAGGTCACCACTCGCGGCGCGGACGGGTGGCCGACGACGTGTGCGTGGGTGCCGGCGCAGTGGTGTTTCGTGCAGTGGGCGCCGGGGCAGCCGGTGCAGTACTGGATCTCGGGCGAGCAGGTGCCGACGGCGGACGTGATCCACGTGAAGCGGGGCGCGAACCGGTATTACCCGGTGATCGGTGTGGGCGTGGTGGAGGAATACCTCTGGTCGCTGGACCGGATGGCGATGGAGGAGGAGTACGAGCGCGACGCGTTGGCGAACGGGGCGGTGCCGTCGGTGGCGGTGATCGCACCCAACCCGAACATCGGCGACGACGAGGTGGCCGAGGCGAAGGTGTCCTGGCTGGACAAGTACGGCGGTCCGAAGCGGGAGCCGGCGATCCTGCCCGGCGGCACCCAGGTGATCCCGCTGGGCTGGTCACCGTCGGACAACCAGATGATCGAGGCGCGGAAGATGTCGCTGGTCGACGTCGCGAACATCTTCAACCTGGACGGGTACTGGGTGGGCGCGCCGGCCGGGTCGATGACCTACCGGACCCCGGGGCCGATGTACCTGAACCTGCTCCGGACGTCGCTGGAGCCGGTGATGGTCGACTTCGAGGACGTGTGGTCGGATGCGTGGCTGCCGCGCGGGCAGCGGGCCCGCTTCGACCGGCAGATGCTGCTGCGCGACGACATGCAGACGACGGTGTCGACGCTGGTGCAGGCGTCGGGCGGGCCGTTCATGAGCACGCAGGAGGCGCGGCAGTATCTGGCGCTGCCGGTCGCTGAGGGTGAGGTGGTGACGGTGGCGTCACCGGTGGACACGATCGAGGGAGGTTCGGAATGACCGTGACGTTGCGGGCGCCGGAGGTGCGGACGTACCCGTGCCTGCAGATGCGGGCGGTGGACGCGACCGACGACCTGCGCCGACTGGAGGGGCAGGCCGTTCCGTACGGGATCTGGACGAACGTCGGCTGGTACGAGGAATCGATGGCGCGGGGGGTGTTCGACAAGTCGATCGCGGAGGCGGCCAGCGTGCTGCCGCTGCTGCTGTGGCACGACAATCAGACGTGGCCGATTGGCCGCTCGGCGGAGTGGTCCTCGACCGATCACGGGCTGCGGGGCGTGTGGGATCTCGACGACTCGACGGAGGCCGCCCGGGCGGCGCAGCAGGCCCGCGACGGGTACCTGGTCGGCATGTCGGTCGGGTTCGTGCCGATCACCTCGACCTGGGAGTACCTCTCCGACGAGGACTGGGATCCGGACAAGGGCGCGTTGGATCGGGTGACCCGGGTGGAGGGGCGGCTGCTGGAGGTGTCGCTGACCCCGACGCCGGCGTACGCGGGGGCGCAGGTGTCGCTGGTGCGGTCCGCGCCGCCGGAGCGGGTGCGTAAGCACCGGGCGGCGTCCGCGGCCGGGCGTGCCGAGCTCGCCGGATGGCGTGACTTCCTCGCCGCGCGTGCCTGACCGGCGCCAGCGCCGGTGGCGGCGGGTGTGGGCCCGGGTCGGGTTGTACGCGTGGCCGAAACCGCAGACCGACGACGGGGCCGAGCGGCGCGACACGCCGCCGGACCGGCCGGGTGTGGACGAGCGTCGCCGCGGGCGTCTACGGTAGGCGCCGCAACACCTCGCGCCGGAGACGATGCGCGCCAGGCCGGGCCATGATCCACGGGGAACCACCTGGCGGTGCGGGACTGGCCACCACGCGAGGCGACTTTCCTTGTCGTCGTCTCGTGTGGAGCGTGCGCGATGTCCCAGCTCGAATCCCTCACCAACCTGCCGATTCACCCGCGCACCGGGCTGCGCGCGGTCGGCCGCCGCCGCGACGGCCGACTGATCTGGCCGATCCGCGGCGGTGACGGCACCGGGAACCCGGTGCTGGACCGGCTCCGCGCCCAGGTCGCCGAGCAGGAAGCGTTCATCTCCCAGCTGCTCGAGCAGGTCGAGGCCGCCGGGCGGGATCTGGTCGACGCGGAACGGGCGAACCTGGACGCGGCGCGGCAGCGGGTCGCCGAGCTGGACGAGCAGATCCGCCCGCTGCAGGAGTGGGAGGACCAGCGGGCCGCGCACCGGGCCGCGGTCCCGACCCCACCGCCGCCCGCACCTCGCGACAACCCGCCGGGCATGCCGCTGGGCGGCAGCGGCCAACCCGGTGCGGCGCGCGGACTCGGCGCCTGCGGCTACCGCACCGCCGGCGAGTTCGTCGTGGACTACATCCGCGCCCGGCACGGCGGCTGGAACCGCGACGGCAACCGGCTCGAGCCGGACCGCAACGCCGCGCAGCGGGTCGCCGCAGCGCTGGGACGCGCGGTCGCGAATCAGACCACCGCCGAGACGCCGGGCATCCTCCCGGAGCCGATCGTCGGGCAGATCGAGTCCGACCTGGACGCGTCCCGCCCGTTCGTGACGTCGCTGGGCGCGAAGCCGCTCGGCGGCATCCCGGGCAAGACGTTCACCCGCCCGACGATCACCCAGCACGTCGAGGTCGACGAGCAGGCCGCGGAGAAGGGCGAGCTCGCCTCGCAGCCGATGAAGATCGACGGGCTGCCGTTCACGAAGAAGACCTACGGCGGCGTGGTCGACGTGTCCCGACAGGACATCGACTGGACCGACCCGTCGGCGTGGAACGCGCTGCTGCAGGACCTGCAGGACGTGTACGGGCTGCGGACCGAGCTCGCCTCCTCGGCAGCGTTCGCCGCCGGCATCACCCAGTCCGTCGAGGTCGACGGCACCGACCTGGCCGCCTGGGCGACCGCGCTGTACCAGGCCGCGGCGCTCGCCTATCAGGGCGGCGGGCGGATGCCGGACCGGATATGGGTGTCGCTGGACCAGTGGGCCGCGATGGGCGCGGTCGTCGATCAGGCGCGGCTGGTGTTCGGGAACGCCACCGGCACGGACAGCGGGCTGTCCAGCTTCGCCGGGCAGGTGCTGCAGCTGCCACGCATCGTGGTGCCGTCGTTCCCGGACGGGACCGCGGTCGTCGGCAACTCGACCCGGTTCGAGTTCTACGAGGAGCGGATCGGGATCCTGCAGGCCGTCGAGCCGCGGCTGCTCGGCGTCGAGGTCGCCTACGGCGGATACGCCGCGTTCGACTTCCTGAACAAGAAGGCGTTCTGCA